GCGGGTAGCCCATCGCCGACCAGTCGACGTAGTGGGCAAGCTGCGCCGCCTGCATCCCGGCCAGGCCAAGCGGCAGGTCGTTCTCGCCGAGTTCGGTGACGATCTTGTTGGTCGCCTTGGCCATGATCTGCTTGCGGATCGTGGCGTTGCTGCCGACGATGCCGCCGTACATGGTGCCGGCGCGGCTGAAGTTGGCGATCGCGATGCCCTGGAGGCCGTGCAGCCCGCGCCGCACGTAGCCGCGGTTGGAGGCGCTGTCGCCGCCGAGCCGCCGGCCGGTCACGCCGTCCACGAACTCGTCGTCGTTGAAGCCGGTAGCGATCGAGGTGCCGAGGATGGCGACCGACGACGGCCGTCCGCTCGCCGCCTTGCCGTAGATGAAGGATGGGCCGTGCGCGTTGGTGGTGTCGCCGTTGGCCGGGGTCTCGGTGTTGAACGCGGTCTGCGCCGTCGCCAGCGTCGAGGTGTAGGTGACGCCCTCGCCGTTGGTCGAGTGCGGATAGTAGGTGATCGGCCGGTTCAGGCCGACCGTGTATTCGAGGAAGGTGGTGACCCAGAAGACCGTGTTGGCCGGGATGGTCAGGTCGAACGGCGTTGCCTCGTAGAAGCCGCCGACCGGCACCACGGTCGCGCCGTCCGGGTTGGTGGTGTAGCTCTGCCCGGCCCACGAGATGCCATGGCCGCGCACGGTGTAGGCGGCAAAGCCGGTGGTGCTCTCGGCGCCGTAATCGCTGGTGCCGCTGTCCTTGAGCCAGTAGCCGACGAAGATGCAGCGCGGGGCGACAACGGCAACGGCGCCGGTCTTGAACCGGATCTTGGTGACGCAATAGGCCACCGAGGCATTCGCCAGCGAGGTCGGCTGCTCGCCGCGGTTGGAGGCCCAGATCATGCCCGGGCCGCCCGCCTTGCCGCGGCGGGCGCGGATGGTGAACAGCCGATCCATCACGACACCGTGGCGCCGTCGGTCACGCGCTTCCAGGCGGTGCCGTTGTCGTAGGCGATGGTGGGGCCGCCGGCCTCGTCGGTCACGAAGGCCTGTCGGCCCTGGCGCCCTGCGGTCGGCAGGTTCGCCTTGGCGAGGCGAACGGTGGCGTCCAGGCTCGACCAGGTGAACAGCGCCTCCTGGGTCGGGTGGACGATCGGGCGGCGGCCAATGCCGGACGGATCCTGCTCGTGGTACTGGACGAGCGAGATCGACTTGCCGGCGGTGGCGTCGGCCGATTGGAAAATCGACGGCGTGTGCTTGGTCGTGTCCGAGCCAAGGATATGCGCGAGGCCGGTGATGTGCGCCGCCGCGGTGCCGTTCATCCAGCACCCGCCGAGGATCCGCGAGGCGGTGGCGGCGTAGGGCAGGTTGGCCGAGCGGCTGTCCCAGGTCACGTCGACGCCGCGTAGGATCGCGCCGTCGGCGAGGTTGAAGTGGTAGCGGTGCGGCCGCAGGCTCTTGAAGTTCACCACCTCGATGTCGACGGCGAGGTCGGACTGGATCGACGAGCCGAACAGGTCGACGGTGACGTTGTCGAGGATGATCTTGGGCCGGTTGGTGAGGGTGCCGCCGGTCGAGACGTAGATCCCGCGCGACTGGTCGGACGAATAGGTGCCGTCGGTGATCGAGCAGTTCTCGACCTTCACCCAGTTCTGGGTGCCGTGCTCGTACGGCTTCCACGAGATGCCGTAGTTCCCCTTGCGCGCCGAGCAGTCCTTGATCAGCACCCGGCGGCAGCGGACCTGGAAGGCGTTGCCGACGAACTGGCCGGCTTCGTCCGCACTGTGGGCGTTGACGCTGTGGCAGTTGATGAAGGAGATCCGGGCGCCTTCCTCGTGGGTGTCGAACGGCGCGCCCTTGGAGTTCTGGGCGTAGGTGTCGCGGGCGCCGCACCAGGTCGGCATGCCGTAGACCGCCCAGTTGGACGAGGAGTAGGTGTTGGCGTTGGAGAGGCCGTCGGTCGTGAACGTGTGGCGGAAGCCGTCCGACCGGCAGCGCTCCATCCAGCATTCGAAGCAGGCGGCGTAGCAGGACAGGCCGTAGGTCAACTGGCCGTAGGTCGGCTGGTTGAGGCCGCCGGTGTAGTCGCAGTCGCGCACGTAGCAGTTGGCGCAGGAGTTCATGCGGACGGCGATGAACCAGGGCGCGTCGAAGGCGCAGTCGCGGATCACGCAGTCGACCGCCGCGATCAGGTAGACCATGGCAGCGGTTCGGGTGGTGATGGCCGAGGACGAGCTATCGCCGTCGGCGGCGAAGGTGATGCCCTCGATCGCGATCTTGATGCCGCTGTCGAGCTTGCGCGCCACGATCGAGGTCGCGTAGCTGTCGGAGAATTCCAAGTGCCCGTCGACCCAGACATAGGTGTCGTCGATGGTGCGGGCGCGGAACGTTTCGCCGACGAAACGGGTGGTCGAATATTCCGGCCGGTCCTGGCTGTGGATCTGGATCCGGTCGTTCTTGAGCCAGCCGGCGGTTGCGGCGCCGGTCACCGACAGGCGGTGCACATACTCGTAGCTGTTGTGAAGCTGCAAGCTGATCGCCGTCACCGAGAAGGGCGACGAGGCGCGGCCGGAGTTGTCCCAGGTGACCGCCGGGCTGGTCGCGGTGTTGAGGAAACGGACGGTGCCCTTGTTGGCGGCGCGGATCACGATCTGGCGGATGCCGGCGGCGTAGAGCACCGCCGTATTCGGCGCCCAGGCCATCTTGTAGTCGCCCGGCTCAACGAGGATCCGCACCACGCCGTTCTTGATGTTGGCGGTGTCGGCGCAGTAGGCGTCGAGCGCGGTCGCGTTCTGCGCGGCGGTGTTGGCGACGAGGAGCGGCTTGTCCTCGGTGAAGTCGACGGTCTTGATCAGGCGGGAAACGGCCATCGTGGGCTCCGGTCAAACAAGGGCGTGGAGGTAGGCGCCGTCGGCGCCGCGCAGGTAGAGGCCGTCGGCGCCGGTCAGCAGCGCGTAGCCGGCCGGCGGGTCGGGCGGCGTCTCGATCTCGACGACCGAGGACGTGCCTTGCGTCAGCGTGTCGGAGACGCCGGACGGGTTGTCGATCAGGAGATCCTGGAGGGTGCAGAGCGCGTTGTGGCCCTCGATCCGTACCCGGTTGCCGACCGGCTGGCCGGAAACGCCCTGGGTGACAAATCCTGTCAGGATGGGGCGGGTGAGGGTGATGATCGCGCCCGGGTCGCCCGACGTGGTGCCGCCGGTCAGGAACACATGGCAGGGATTGCCGGAGGTGCCGGCGCGCTCGTAGGGCGAGGCGGAGGTGCAGTCGACGAAGAACATCGGCGTGGCGTTGGTCCGCTGCCAGACGCGGATGTTGCGCTTGTTGCCGGTGAAGGTGCAGCGCTCGAACCAGACCGAGCCGGTGGCGCACTTGATGTCGACGCCGCCGTCGGTGTTGCCTTCGAAGGTGCTGTCGTAGACGGCGAGGTTGTAGGTGGTCGCCTCGGCCGAGATGCCATCGCCGTTGGCGTAGGCGTTCACCGTGTCGTGGCAGCCCTTGAAGGTGCAGCGGCTAACGACGATGTTGTGGGCCGTCTCCTCGACCTGGAGACCCTGGGCGAAGTTGTCGCCGTCCTGGCGGCCGCTGTCGAACACGCAATCGGCCAGGGTGATGCCGTCGGTGTCGCCGCGCACCCGCACGCAGTTCTTGGAGAAGCCGGTGACGGTGGTGCTCTCGATCGACAGGCCCGGCACCGAGACGGCGGTGGCGGTGTCGAACAGGCGCCGGACGTTGAGGGCGGTGCAGTCGACGATGCGGATCCCGGCCACCGGCCCGGCGGAGACGTAGATCGTCGTCGAGCCGCCGGAGGAGACCGCGCCGGCGGAGGTGTGCCCGCCGATGTCCTTGAAGTGGAGGTCGCGGAAGGTGATGTAGGACGCCGCGCTGGCGGAGAGGCGGAACACCTCGGCCCCGCCATCGGTCCAGGCGCGCGTGTCGGTGACGGTCTCCGGGTCGGCCGGCAGCGTCCAGGCGGTGCGGGTGCCCTGCATCGTCGCCTTGGCGGCGGCGCCGGCGGCGGTGATGCCGCGGATCACGACCGGCTTTTGCGCGGTGGCGCCGCCCGCGTTGGCGATGGTCACCGCCGGCGAGGCGCCGGAGATCGTGTAGCTGCCCTCGTCGGCCAGGATGTTGTAGTAGCCCGGCCCGCCGGCGGCGATCATCGCGGCGAGCGAGGACAGCGGCGCGGCGTTGGCGTAGGAGGAGCCGTTGGCGGTGCCACGGCCGACCGGGGCGATCCAGCCCTTGACGGCGAGGCCACCGGCGGCGTTGGGGTTGCCGCGGCGCGCGGTGCGGATCGTCAGGGTGGCCATCAGGCTTCGTCCTTGGACAGCGTGCCATCGCTGGCGAGGATCGGCAGGGTGAAGCGCTGCGGCAGCGGTACGCCGCCGGTCGGCCAGCGGTAGCCGAGCACCCGGTCGACGTTGAAGGCGGAGATGCGGACGCTGTCGCCCTGGTTTCCGCCGAGCACCATCAGGTGGCCGGCGCGGTTGCGACCGACGACGAAGCCGACGTGACCGCTCCAGCCGTTGCCGCCGCGGGCGAACACGACGATCGCGCCGACGGCCGGCTTGGTCAGCACCGAGCCATGGTTGAGGTAGGAGCGGGCGTTGGCGGCGCGGGTCGAGCGGATGCCGACCTCCTCCAGGACGCCGCCGACGAAGGCCGCACACCAGGCGGTGCCGTCGTCGCTGATGGCCTGGCGGATCGCCTTCCACCAGCGCACGATCAGCGGGTTGGAGGCGCGGCCGGGGATCTCGCGCGTGCCGAGGTACTTCCGGGCCGTCACCAGCCAGGGCGGGTCGTTGATCATGGGGGATCCAGGGTCAGGCGTTATTACTACGGAACGTCTCGACGAGACGGCCAGCGGTGACCGAATACTTGAAGCCAATACTGTCCCGGCTGTTGTCGAGGACGAAGTTGACCGCGCCGTCGAGTTCCAGCGTGCCGTCGGTCACCGTCACGTCGCGGGCATCGGATGCGGTGCGCAGCGAGAAGGCGACGCCCTCATAGGCCGGGCAGGTGATGGTGAGCAGGTTGTCGGTCGCCGCCGCGGCCTCGGTGTCGACGATCACCAGGGTGGTCTTGGGGTTGGAAACGGTGATGGCGTCGGAGGCGATCACCACGCTCTCGACCATGATGCCGGAGCCGTATTCGACCACGTTGGTGAGCGAGGCATTGTAGGTGACTTCGCCGGCCATCGCCGTCACCCGGCTGCCGCTGCGGTAGAGTTGGCCGATGTAGACGTAGTTGTTGGCGGCGCCGCTGTCGAACAGCAGCACGTCGCCGCCGGAGGTCGACGAGACGTATTCGACCCGCACCGAAGCGCCCGAGCCAAGGATGCGGATGGCGTTCTTGGGGCTGAGCAGGTTGTAGAGGTAGCCGCCGAAGCAGGCGAAGTTGCTGGCCGTCGCCTCGATGCGCAGCGGCTCCAGGCCGGCGTTGTTCTGGTCGACGTAGAAGCCGGCGACCTGGCAGTTGTAGCTCTCGCCGACGAGGACGCCGGCGGTGCAGGTGTAGGCGTGAACGCTGCCGATCGTCGACTGCCGCGCGCCCTGGCCGGCGCCGTCGGAGCCGAACACGAAGCCGCCCTTGCAGCCGACCGTCTTGCCGCTGTCGATCACGCAGCGCCGGCAGTCGTTCTTGATCTGCTGGCCGTAGCCGGGCGAGCCGGCGCAGTCCTCGACCACGCAGTGGCGCATGATGCTGTCGTTGAGGTCGACGAACAGCAGGCCGTTCCCGGTGGTGGCGCCGTTGCCCTTCACCGAGACGTCGTCGAGCACGACGTGGCCGTCGGTGTCCGGGGTGGTCGCGTAGGCGAGGATGGCTGAGTTCTTGTGGTCCTTGACGTGCAGCCGCTCCACCGTCGCGTAGGAGCAGTCGAGCAGGACTAGGCCGTGGTTGGCGCTGGTCGGCCGCGCCGCGAAACTGCCGTCGATGCCGAAGTCGCGCAGCGTCACGTAGTCGGAGGTGCGGATCTCCAGGACGGTGCCGATGTCGGCGTTGCGCTTGATCGTGCTCTGGTAGCGTCCGGCGCCCTCGACGGTGAACGGCATGGTGCCGCCGGTGACGAGGATGCCGGTCGAGATGGTGTAGGTCATGGCGTCGAGCCGGCCGACGCCGCCGTTGACCTTGAGGTAGTCGAAGAACGCCTGGAGCGCGGCGCTGTCATCGACGCCACCGCCGAGCGCGCCGAACCGCTTCGGGCTGACGTAGCGAGCCCGCGCCATGTCGTCGAGGGCGGCCTGGGTCAGGGTCGAGATCGGCTTGGCGGCGTCGGAGGTGTTGTCGACGTTGGCGAGGCCGACGGCGGCCTTGTTCAGCGTCTGCCACGACTTGTCGCCGCGCCAATACTGGGCGGTGGTGCCGGCGGCGATCGCCGGCTCCTTGCTGGCGACCGCGGCATCGAGGGCGAGGATGTCCGCCTCGACGGCCGACACGTCGGTCTCGATCAGGTCGACGTCGGTTTGCAGGCCGAGGATCTTGCGGCGATACTTGGGCATCCGCCGCTCACATCGTGTAGGTGTTGTTGAGCACCTTCGCGCCGCCCTGGAGATTGACCAGGCCGGCGGCCGAGGTGGTGCGGTTCTCGATCTTGGCCGACATGACGCAGGGCTGCGCCGCCGAGACCGCCGAGGTGGTGAAGTTGATGCCGTACTTGGTCGCCGTGTTGGCGCTGTCGTAGTTGCGGATGTGGACGCCCGGGCCGATGTGGAAGTCGCGCGGGTTCTTCACGCCGTTCTGGACCTGGATGCCGTTGCCGCCGGTGGTGACGATGATGGCGCTGTCGATCAGGGTGCGCTCGATCAGCCCGTCGTCGGCCTTGACGAAGATCCCGTCGTCCTTGACCTCGTCGATCACCAGGCCGGTGTAGGTGGCGCGCTCGACGCCGTTGATCGACAGGCCGCGGTAGGCGGCATAGGTCTGGCCCGACTTGGAGCAGGTGAAGCCGGAGACCGTGACGTTGTTGGCCTTCTCGATCAGCATCCCCTCGGAGTTGGCGGCGAGGGCGGAGGCGTTGGCGGCGGCGTTGTTGCCGGTGACCACGCCGCAGTCGACCGACGAGTGGCCGCTGATAGCGATCGAGGACGGCACGGTGTTGTCGTTGATCTTGAGGCCGCAGCCGCCCGAGCCGAACGAGTGGGTGTTGCTGACCTTGATGTCGAGCGGCTGGAGCGAGTTGTCGGAGGTGCCCCAGCGGAACGAGTGCTCGCCGGCGTTCAGCGCGGTCACGTCGGAGAGCTTGGAGTAGGTGCAGCCCTCCGACAGGATGGCGTTGTGGCCGATCGAGTTGCCGAGGTTGTCGCCGGCCGAGTTGGCGGAGCGGGTGTGGATGCGGCCGCCCTCGACGATCCACGACAGGCACTCGTCGAAGCGGATGGCGCGCACGTAGGAGGCAATCAGCACGTCGCGCAGGCGCACCTCGGAGACGCGGGTGGTGCCCGACGAGCCGGTGAAGCAGGCGAGGTTGTCGAAGTTGGAGCCGACCAGCTTGTCGATCTCCAGGAAGGTCGCCGAGGCGTTCGATGTCAGCGCGGCGTCGTCCGGCGACGAGCGGTTGGCCTGCTGGGTGGCCGCCCCGACGATCAGTTCGCCAATCCGCGCGTCGCCGCGCAGGCCGAGCAGGCGATAGCAGGTCTGGCCGCTCGGCACGTAGACCGACAGGCGGTTCGCCTGGAAGGCGCCCTGCGTCACCATCTGGACGGTGGTGCCGGTCGAGGTGCCAATCCAGTTGAACTGCGCGCCGCGGTCCTCGATGATGACGCCGGCCGGGATGGTCAACTGCGAGTTGAAGGTGTAGACGGCGTCCTTGGGCAGCACGATCACCTTGCCGGGCGCGGCGGTGAACATCGCCTGGAGCGCGGTGGTGTTGGCGGTGGCGCTGGCCGACAGGCCGGTGCCGAGGGCGCCGAACCAGGACGGCTCGATGCGGTCGACCAGCCGGTTGAGGATGGTCGGCTTGGCGAGGGCCGACGCGCCGGTCAGGCCGGTGGCGAAGGTCTGGTTGGTGATGCGCGTGTCGACGGCGATGGTGAAGGTGTCGGCGTAGTTCTTGGTGGCGACGTCGGTTGCGGCGGTCGGCTCGCCGGCGCCGGTGACCTTGAAACCGCCCATCGGCAGGTTGCCGGTCATCGGCGCGCGGCCGTCGCGCATCAGGCGATCGGTGAGGCCCTGGGCGATATCCTCCAGCGGCGTGTTATGCTGGGCGGCGGTGATCAGGTCGCCGGTGGTCGCGACGTAGACGGCCGGAAGCGAATAGACGCCGGACGAGTTGGACGACAAGGCGGTCACTCCAAATGCAAGGGGAAGCGGGATGAGGCAGGTCGACCTGGAGCCAGGCCAATGGGCGCGGACGGGCGCGCGGGTGCAGCCGCCGCCGGCGCCGCCCAAATACCCGCGCAAGATCCTCGGCCTGACCGACTACGGGCCGACGCCGATCTCGTGGGGGATGGTGGTGTCGCTGACGGTGTTCTGGTCGCTGCTCTACGCAGCGCGCCATTTCTGGTGATCAGGGCGCGTCGGCGGCCTGGGTTGCAGTCCCGGCCAGCAGGGCGCGGGTGACGGTGTCGATGATCCGCATCGAGGCGCCGCGCTGGGCGAGTTGCTGGGTCAGGTTGCCGGTCTGGCCGGTCAACAGCGCCTGGGCGATCAGTTCCCGCACCGGCTCGCGCTCGCCGCGGGCCTGCGCCAGCACCCAGCCGAGGCCGCGCTTGGCGAGGCCACCGACGTTGAGCCCGGCCGCGTCGCCGATCGCGCCGGCGAGACCGGAGCCGCCGGCGGCGTCCTCGGCCATGTTTTGCGCCGTCGCCGAGTTGCCGGCCGCACGGTTCCAGGTGCGGAACATGTCGTATTCGCGGCTGATCTGGCGGTTGGTCCGGTCGCCGAGGATCGCGCCGACCTCCTGTTGGGTGTCGACGCCGCGCAGCCGCTGGGTCGGATCGCCGGTCGGCGCCGGGGCGCGCACGTCCTCGACCAGCTTGGAGCCGTAGCCGATCCGGGCGGCGGCCTGCTCCTCGGGCGACAGCGCGCCGTAGGTGCCGAGGGTGTCCTCGAAGCGGCCGCGGGAGGCGAGGTCGCGGCCGGTGGTGACCGCCTCGGCGCGCTGCGAGGCGGCGCGATAGCCGGCGCGGGCGGTGTTGTAGGGCGCGGACGCCTGGGAGAGCGCGTCGTTGAGGGCGTCACGGATTGGCTTCAGAACGCGCTGCTTCGACCCGGGCGCGGTCTCGATCATGGTGTCGAGTTCGATCTTGGTGCGCAGCACGGCGTCGAAGTCGGTGAGCATCGACGTACCGTCGGTCAGCATGGCGCGGGCGCGGCGCACGGCCGCCTCGACGCTGTCGTCGGGCAGCGGCGACTGCGCGGCCGGCATCGGCAGGCCGCCCGGGTTGAGGAAGTCGTCGGCGCGCTGGATCGCCGCCGTCGGGTCGACGGCACCGGCGGCCGCGCGGGCGGCGCCGTAGTCGATGTTGGCGGCGGCGTTGCGGGCGGCGAGGATGTCGCGCTCGGCCATGCCCGAGGTATAGCCGCGCTGGCCGGTCGCCGCCTCGTCGATCTGGCCGCCGAGCCGACGCTGAGCGCCGAGTGCGCGCGTCTCCAGGGTCCGATAGACCTCGTCGCCGGTGTCGGAGGCGGTGCGGGTGAGCCGGGCCAGTTCCTCGCGGCCGGTGCGGCCCATGGCGTCGCCGACCATGTATTCCGGCTGGTTGTCGGCGCGGGCGGCGGCAAGGGCCTGGTCGATGTCGTCCGGCGACATGCCGGCGCGCTGCAACAGGTAGGCCAGCCGCTCGTTGGCGCGCGAGGCGGCCGAGGTGAAGCCGAAGGCGTTGGCACCGGCGCGCAGCGTCGAGGCGATGGCCGGCGCCGCAGCACCGGCGACACCACCGATGGCGCCGCCCATCATCGCGCCGTCGGTGCGCTGGCCGGCATCCGCCCCGGCGGCGCCACTGACCGCACCGAGGGCCGCGCCATCGACGAGGCCGGCAGCCGAGCGCGCCAGCAGCCCGCGCAGGCCGGAGGCGGTCGGCGAGATGAAGCGGGAGGCGCCGGCGGCGGCCAGCGGCAGCGTCGAGACGACGGAGCCGGCGACCTCGCCTGCGGCCGAGCGCCAGGGGTTTTCCTGACGTTCGGCGGAAAGCTCCTGGCGCTGCTTCTCCTGGGCGAGATCATAGGCGTCGGTGAACGAGCCGCCGCGCGCGGCCGCCGTGGCGCCGGTCAGGCCCGAGACCACCTCGTCCATCGCGCCGAGGCCGGAGCCCTGGCCGAGCGGCATCAGACCGCGCGCCGCACCCATGCCGCCGTTGCCGCGCCACTTCAGCGCCTCCATGGCGACGGCGTTCTGCCGCTCGGCGTCGGGCGTGGCGATGCCGGAGGCCGGGCGCTCCACCTTCACGTTCGGCTGGTCGGCCATGTAGGAGGTGCCGTCGCCGCCGTGGATGATGGCACCGGGCGGGGCCGGCGGCGGAGCGCCGAGCGAGGAGCCGGGCGTGACCGCGGCAAAGCCCGACAGCGCCTCGATAGCGGCGTTCAGGTCGTTTGCTTCGATCTCGTAAGTCTTTCCGTCCGGTGCCTGCATCTGATACTTGGGCATTACTTCACCTCGCGGATTTTGGCCCCATTCGGCAGGGTCGTCCAGCCGTCGGCGTCGGGGGTGCCGGGCGAGGTGGTGGGCGGAGCGGTGCGGCCGAGCCCGGCATTGGCGCGGAAGTTGTCGATCGGGTTCGGCAGCGCGCGCAGTTCCCGGGCGCCCTGCTCCGGCGTCAGACTGCCGGCGATCACCGCGTTGGCGATGTCGCCCTGGCGCTGCCGGTACTGGGCCATGGCCTCCATGGTGTCGAGGATCATCTTGTTGCCGGCCGGCGTGTTCATCAGGCTCGGCAGCGACTGCTTGAACAGTTCCACATCGCGGTCGGACATGGTGCCGGCGCCGGCCGGGCGCTGCTGCGGCACAAGCTGGTTGATGATCGCCTGCGCCGCCTGGATATCGGACACGTTCTCGCCCAGCGGGATGCCGAGGCTCGACGCATACTGCTGCAAGCCGGTGAGAAGACCGCCGGGCGACGAGGCGAGCCGCTGGCGCAGTTCGGTGATCTTGGCGAGGTCCGACTGGGCCTGGAGGCCGTCGGTCGTGAGGCCGATGTACATCTCGGCCTGCTTCTCGCCGACCTTCTTCTGGAAGGCGTTGTCGCCGGCGAAGGTGACCGAGTTGTTGGAGCGGCCGGCCTCCTTCATGCCCTTCATGTAGGCGTCGAACGAGACCGGCTGGCCGCCTGCGGCTTTGGTCTGCTCGACGTAGAAGTTGTATTCCCGCATGTCGTCGGTCGGCTTCAGCGTGTCGGCAGCCTTGGCCGGGCCTTCGGCGATCTTGCGGCCGCGGCCGTCGTAGCGCACCTGGCCTTCGCCGAGGGTGAACGGGTCGCCGGGCGCATTCTTCGCCATCTCGCGCTGGAGCAGGCTCATGCCGAGCGCGCGGGTCTCCTCGCTGGCATTCGGGTCGGTGATGGCGGCAATCACACGCTCCATCACGCCGCCCTGCATCGCCGGCGCGGCCGGGGTCTGCGGCGCCGGCGCGGCGGTCGAAGTAGGCGCACCGGATTCGCCGACGCCGAGCGTGTTCTCGATCAGGCTGCGGACCGGGTTGGAGCCGGCCGGCGCACCCGCGCCAAGGAAGGCAGCGCGGGCGTTCGGCATCGCCTTGGCGCCGGGGTTGAGCGACACGCCGGCACCGACGCGGCCGGTCGCCGGGTCGTAGGACATGCCGGCCGGGTTGATGCCGGCCATCGGCGCGGGCGACGGCGGAGTGGCGGGAGTGGCGGGTGCAGCCCCATTCGGCCGCGCGGTCGGCATCGGCGGGGCGATCGGCGCCGGCTGCGGCAGCGTCGGCAGCGGCGGCTGGGCGGCGAGCGCGGACGCGGCGGTGGCGGCCGGCTTGGAATAGTCGAACCGGAGCGACGGGTCGCTGTCGGACGGCAGGCCACCGCGCGCCGCCATGGTGTTGACGGCGTCGAGCGCGCCACCCGCGGGTGGGGTCGGAGCGAAGGCGGACGCGGCCGGCTGGGCGCCGAGCAGCGCCATCGCCTTCTCCCGGTGCCCGGCCATCTGCTGCTCGACCTTGTCGCGCACGGTGCCAGGAGCGCCGCCGGCCGCGGCATCGCGGGCACCGTATTTGCCGACGCCACCGGCGTTGATGGCGCTATAAACGTCGAGCAGGCCCATGCCCGGCTTGACGCCGGCGTCGCGCAGGTAGTTGGCGACCGCGCCGTTGGCGCCGAGTTGCGAGCCGATCGGATCCTTCCAGTCGACGCCGTATTTCTGGGCCTGCGGCTCGCCGAACTGGATCAGGCCGCGGTGCTGGCCCCACTTGGTGCGCGGCCCCATCTGGAGCGGGTCGAGTGTGCCGGCGGTCTCGTAGGAGATGGCGGTTCCGAGGTCGAGCGGGTCAATGCCGAGGGCCTGGGCGGTCTCCTTGATGCCGGCGACGAGGTCGGTCTGCGGCGCGCGCTCGTCGGGGCCGCCGACGCTGTTGGCGGTGCGCGGCGCGGCCGGGGCGGCGCTCGACGGGCTGGCCGGTGCGGCATAGGGGTCGGTCCCGCCGCCGAAGCCTTCCAGCAGGCTGCGCTGGAGTTCGCTGTTGCGGGCCGCAGCCGCCTGCTCGCCCGCGGTCACCTTGCCGTCGAGGATGCGCGAGGCGATCGCCTGGCCGAGGAAGGACAGGCCTTCGCCGACGTTGGCCGGGGCGCGACCGGACGGCCGGGCACCGTCGCGACGCTTGCGCAGCGCTTCCAGTTCGGCGCGCGACTTCGGCAGGCCGGGGGCGTTGAAGATGAAAGACGCCATCACTTCTTCCCCTTGCCAGCTGCGAACAGCTTGCCGTAGTCGACCGCGCGCATGCCCTTGTGGTCCTTGAGCACCGCGTCGGGGCGCTTCTTCTCGACTTCCTGCGCCATGACGCCGACGTGCCGGGCCTTGTCCGGGTCGGACTTGTAGTTGTACTCGTAGAGCTTGTGGCCCTTGAGTTCGCCGACCGGCTCGATGTTCTCCTTGAGCCGCTCGTCGGAGGCCATGATCAGGTTGCCGCCGAGGCCGAACAGGCCGCCGAGCACGCCCTGGAGACCGGCCTGTTTCTGCTGCCAGGCGGCGAGGCGCTGGTTGTAGTTCTCGTTGATCAGGCCGGCCACGTCGGTGGTCGGGATGGTCGGCATCTGGGTGCCCATGAAGTTGGGCTGCGACACCTGCCCACCGCTCATCAGGGCGGTGATTTCGTTGATCGGCTGGTTGCGCTGCGCCTGCGCGGTCTGGAAGCCGGTCTGGTAGGAGTTCAGCAGGTAGTCGTTGCGCGCCTTGTCCATGCCGCCGCGGGAGGCTTCCATCTCGCGATTGTAGGCTTCCGAGCCGGCCTTGATGCCCTGGTTGGCGAGGCGGGTGCGCAGCGCCTCGTCGTTCTGCGCGTTCTTGTCCGAATTGAGCTTGTCGTAGAGCCCCATCGCCCAGTTCTCATGGTCGCCCGCTTCGTACTGAAACGGCTTGTCCATGTAGTCCTGGAGGAAATTCGTCTGCTTGTTGGCGAGCGTCGACAGTCCGAGCGCGGCCTGGTCCTGCTGGCCCTTGATCTGCTGCTGCGCATCCGACAGCGTGGTGGTGCGCGTGAAGGTCGGGATCTTGTAGGTTTTCTTTGTGTAAGGATCGAACCAAGACTTCATGCCCGTCTGGTCGACCGAAGTCTGGCCGTCCGGCGTCACCTCGTTGACGTTGCCGAGCCAGGCGTTGGCGACGGCCGTACCGACGTTGGTGGAGGTTGACGCCGATGAAGTCTCCTTCGGATCCGGCGGCTTCGGCGCAGACTTGCCCATCTACTTGGCATCCTTTTGGCGGCGGCGAACAATTTGCTGGTGGCGGGGGACGTCCTCGGTCGCCCACGGCGGAATGAGCCGTCGGGCGATAGCATCCAAATCGGCACGCTTTTGCACGTTGCGGGCCTCAACCTCACCGGCAAGGCGTGGATAAATCGCGGCTTGCCCCAGATCATCTGTAGCACCGCCGTGGGCAAAACCTTCCCGCTTCTGGATCGCATGCTGCAATTCATGCAGCATCACCGACCGCGCATCGTTAAGGTTCGGCGCTTCCACGAACATACTATCCGTATGCCCGATATGGCCACCCGAACTGGCGAGTTGCCGACTAAGGCTAGTGTTGACACCAGCAACGTCTGGATACTTACTATACAGGTCTTTGTGCAAAAGCGTAGCGTCGGCTTGGTCATACCATGGCGACAGACCCACATCGAATACATCGGAAGCAGGGGCGCTAATCCTAGAATTACTGTCGTCGATTTCAAAGCGCCATTCACCATCGGCACCACGACCCCAGCCGGTCGACCGCCAAATCGCATTAGCATCTTCGCCTGCTGCTTCCTTCATTTCCGCACGAGCGAGGTCGTCGAGCGGGGCGCCCTGCGCCATCCGGCCGCCGAAGATGCCGAGCGAGGAGCCCTCACGCGCCGCCGCCGCCGGCATTGAGCCCATGCTCATGAGCCCGGCGGTGTCGGCCGCCCACGCCGCCGCTTCCGGCCCGGAATAGGGCACCTCGCCGCGCATCGCCCGGCCCGGGTAGGTGACGGCGTTCGCCATGGTGCGCGCCGAGGCACCGATCAGCCCGGCCAGCGGGTCGAACTGCCACTCGCCGGTGTAGGGCTCCTGGCGCAGCGGCAGCACGTTCGTCTCGCCGGTATAGGGCTTGTCGGTCACCGGCACCGAGCGCTCGGCGATGCGGCCGGCGGCGAGCCCGGTCGGCGAGGTCAGCGACTGCTGGATCTTCTCGCGCGTGCGGGCGCGCTTGGTGTCGGCTGCGCCGGCAAAGAGACGGTCCCAGATGCCGGCCATCTACGCGGCCTCCTTGGCGTTGAAGCGGTTCGCCTTCCAGGCGTCGTCGGTGAGCGTGAACACGAGCAGATCGCGGTCCCGGCCGCCGAGGCGGGGGATGCGCACGTTGTCGAAGCCGTAGGCGGTCAGCATCCGGTGCAGGTGGCCCTGCTCCTCGCCGGCGGAGGTGCGGCAGACCACCATCTGGCAGCCGAGCCCCTCGAACGGGTAGGCAAACATCGTCCCGAGCGAGCGACGGGTGAGCCAGCGGCGCGTCGTGGCGGCGCCGGAGAACTCGATCACGCCGGTCGCCGGGTCGTAGTCGTGCCAGACCATCGCCGCGACCGGGCCAGAGGCATCGAACACGCCCATCACCGCCGCGTCGCCGAAGTTGGCGTTGCCGCCCGGCCAGATATGGTCGGCCGCCCAGCGCTTCAGCGCGGCGTTGAGGGGTTGGCCGTGCCAGGCCCAGACGATCTCCATCAGGCCACCAGCGCGTTTTTCTCGAACGTCACGACCAGCGAGACGAACTCGACTTCCGGCTCGGTCGACGAGCCCGACGTCACCTGGATCTGCGGCGCGATCGCGTAGCCGGAGCGGCCGATCGACGACCAGTAATCCTTGATTTCCGGGCTGCCGGTGCCGCCCCAGGTCGCCGAGCCCCACAGCGAGGTGCCCCAGACCGCGCCGAGGTCGTCGGCGGCGGCGTTCGGCGCCGAGGGCAGTTCCACCCGGTAGTCGACCGAGGCCGAGAGCCGGAAAAGGAAGGACGTCGAGTAGCGGAACGTGGCGCGCGCCATGTGCGCGGTCTTGCGGAACTCCGGCGCGCCCATGCTGTCGAACAGGCCGACGAAGGAGGCGGTGTAGGAGGCCCCGGCGTCGTCGCCGCCGCTCTCCATCTCGTACACCTTGCCGTCGGCCGAGCCATAGAAGGCGCGATTGTTCACCGTGCCGAGACAACGGCTGTCGAGCCCGGTGAAGCGGCACCAGGCGCCGGTCTCCAGGTTGGCGACCAGCATGAAGGCTTCCTGGCCGGTGTTGGTGCGCGGGCAGGAGACCAGCATCATGGCCTTCGCCGGCCACTTCAGGATCTCCCAGGTCATGCCGGAGCGGGCGAGGTAGGCTTCGCGCCAGTCCGGCTCGATCGAGCGCGACACCGACGCGATCGACAGCGCGCCGACGTCCTTGCGCACCGCCTCGGTCAGCGGCACGATGCCGGACTGGGTGGCCACCAAGAGGTCGCCGCCGGCCTGCATGATCGCCTTCGGCCCGAGCGGCTTGGAGATGCGGTAGACGCCGACCTTGGCCCAGTCGGTCGCCGAGGACGGGTTGCCGCCCTCGTAGACCGCGACCTCGCCCTGATCGGAGACGAAGATGCACTTGTCGTCGAGGCCGTCGCCGGCGTCGAGCGACCAGGACGCACCAAACAGCAGCGAGCCGCCATCGCGGAACACGCCGGCGAGGCTGAACGACACCGCCGCGCCGCCGATGCTGTCAACGGGCAGATACCAGGCGCGCAGGCTCGCCTGCTCGACGAACCACAGCCGGTTGGCGAAGCTCCAGACGTGCGACAGGCTCGCCGTGGTGACGCCGGTGACGGCGATCGGGGTGGAAATCGCCGTCACAACCTGCCACGTCACGCCGTCGTAGAGCAGCGCGCTGTCGTCGCCGTTGACCGCGTAGAGGAAGTTGCCGCCGGCGGTGGCGAACTGGGCGGTCGACCAGTAGCCGCTGGTCTTGCCGCTGACCTCGGCCGTCGGGATCACCGTCGTCGAGGCCGGGGCGGTGACGTCGTAGATCGCCGAGGCGGTGGCGGCGAACATTTCGGCCGCGCCGCTTGCCGGCGTGTAGGTGAACATCGAGACGACCGGGTTGCTGGCGTGGACGGTCGCGTGCAGGCTCGTGCCCTTGCGCAGCCGCATCCCCGTCGCGGTCGGGAACCAGTTGTCGAGCACCAGCGCCGCGCCCGGCTGCATCAGCGCCAGGTTCTCGGCGGTCACTAGGCCGCGCACCGGCGCCGGCACCGAGAAGGGCATCGCCGGCTCGACCGGCTTGGCGGTCTCGGTGGCGTATTGCGCGCGCGGCGACGGGGCGGCCTTGGGGCGGACCTTCATCAGATCCGGCTCCCGTTGGCGAGGTTGGCATACTGGGCGAGCGTCGCCTCGAAATCGGCGTCCTGGTCCTGGTAGGGCATCCCCTTCTGCCGGCGCCAATAGGCGTGCAGGCCCTTTTCCAGCACGATCTCGGGAAATCGGGTGGTCTCGGCGTCGGCGGTGAAGGCGGCGGCGGTGGTGGTGCCGTCGGTCACCCAGTCGGTGCTCTGGTAGCGCACCCGCACCGTCAGGCCGGTGTCGAGGTAGGGATAGAAGCGCAGCGAGGTGCCCTGGAGCAGGAAATAGCGCGGCGTGCCCCCGGTCGGGTTCGCGGTTGGCCATTCCTCGCGGGTCAGCGGCCGGATGACGCCATTGGCGGCGTTGGTGACCGGGCTGCCGGGCACCAGATGATCGAAATCGGCTGGCAGGTCGATCGGCGTGGTGGTGCCGACGCCGGCCAGGTCGGTCTGGGCGTAGAGCGCATTCCAGTCGACCCGGCGAGCGATGTCCTTGCCAACCTCGTTGGCGAAGGCGAGCATCTCCTGGTCGCTGCGGTCGGTCGACGAGGCGACGGCCGACGGCGACGACAGGCCGACCTTGAGCGCGACCGACTGGACGACGGAGATGAGGCTCACGGGTTGATCCCCTTCGGCACCACGACCGCCCGGGCGTACTGGGCGCGCTTGCTGTCGGTGTTCATCGTCTCCAGCGCGCGCTCGGCCGCCGCATCCATGGCAGCAGCCTTGTCGGCATCCTGGAGGTAGTTCGCCGCCTCGGTGGCGACGGTGTAGAGGTAGACGTCCGGGTACTGGGTCAGCACCCACGACGTGTCGGTGAGCGCGCCGGTGAGCGTCGGCACCGTCGCCCAATAGTCGAACGTGCGGTCGCCGGAGAGGCCGTAGACGCGCAGGTCCGAGCCGTCGATGGCGTAGAAGCGATACTGCGAGCCGCTCATGGCGACGGTCGACAGCGGCGCCTGCATCATCTCGCCGCCGGTGGTGGTGTAGAGGTGCAGCGGCTCGATGAAGTCGGCCGGCAGCGGCGCGGCGCCGGCGGTAAAGGTGACCGTGGTCGAGGCGATCATGCCGCGGTGCCGGGCGGTCCGGTTGATGCGCAGTTCCGCCATGATCAGCAGGCGGTTGAACACGTCGACGAAGGCCGCCGACTTCAGGAGGTCGACCACGGCGGTGCGTAGGTCGAGGACGTCGGCGAAGGCGGCCATCAGAGCTTGCCCTCCTTGGTGCGCAGGTGCCGATAGTCGCTGTCGTTGAGGATCTTGCGCAGATAGCCGCGGTCGCCGTCGCGGGCGGCGTCCATCAGGCCGAGTTCCGGGTTGTGCAGCAGGCCGAGCGGGATCGACGCGACGCGGTGCCAGTCGCCCTTCCAGCCGGGCGCGGCCGAGGCGAGGGCCGCCTTGTTGGCGTCGAGCGTCTTGGTGACGTCGTAGTCGGTGCGCGCGGTCATGGTGCCGTCGCCGTTGTCGCGGATCCAGACGGTGCGGCCCATCACCGGGTCGTGCTCGTAGAGCACCCAGTCGTCATAGCCGACGAGGTTCTCCATGGCGGGTCAGCCCTTGAAACGGGAGTAGCGGCCGTCCTCGACGCCATCCATCGCGTCGGCGACGGACACGGTGCGCACGGTGCCGGCGCGGTGGCGGGTGCCGGTTTCATCCCAGACGTCGCGCTTCACGACGACCTCGATGGTCATGGTCTCGACGGCGCGGGGCGCGCGCGGGCGGCGCTCGATGACGGGCATCGAGGCGGTGGTTTCGTCGGTCATGGTTGGGGAGGGCTCCAAACGAAAAAGGCGACCCGCGAGGGCCGCCAGTCGGACGTTCTTGGAGCTAGGCAGAGACGCAAGCCCCTGCCTAGCTTTAGTTGTACCTTATGCTCCGATTTGGAGCAAGGTCGGCGTCCCCGAATTAGGTGGACGCGGTGAGCCCGAACACGTCGGCGATGACGCCGTGCGCCGCCTCGTTCTTGATCTTGAGGCCGCCTTCGCCGATCAGGACGAACTTGTTCGCATCGCCCGTGCGCGCGACCTCCTTGTCCTCCTTGATCTTGCGCAGCCACAGCCATTCGGCCATGTCCGGGTCGACCAGGAAGGCGTTCCGCGCCAGGGCGGCGGAGCCGGCCATCACGCGGTTCGGAGCCACGGTCACCTCGCCGAACGGGCCGTTGTAGACGTCCGCGTTGGCGACGATCTCGTTCTTGGTGCCGGAGGCGGCATAGCGGAACGAGGCCACGTTGCTGTCCGACATGAAGGTGACGAACACCGACTTCACGTACGGCGACACGACGAGGTGTGAGGTGTTGCCGCCGGACTGGTAGACCGACTGCATGGTGGCATCGAGCAGGGCCTTGGTGAAGGCGCGCTGGGTGCCGTTGGTCGGGGCGACGGTCAGGCCGGTGCCGGACGAGAAGCCGCCGTTGGCGCCGGTGGCACCGCGGGAGACGTTCGACGTCAGCCAGGTCGACAGCGAGCCCGACTTGCGGGTGGCGCCGGCGACGGAGGCGTTGGCAGTGACGATCGAGAACTCGACGTCCTTGCGCAGTTCGACGCCCTTCTTGAGCTTCTGGTGCTTGACCTTCAGCACGTTGCCGGCGTTGCTCACCGTCTCCTGGGTCTGCGAGATGATGCCGTCCTTGCGCAGGATCTGCATGTAGTTGCCGACGCGGACGGGCGGCGTGGTCGCGCCGAACGAGTAGTCGTCGCCTTCCAGCTGGACGTTGTCGGCGGGCGCCACCAGCGTCTCGGTCTCCCACTCGGGGTGAGTGCTCTCCGCCGAGCCCTTGCCGATCAGGGTGTAGATCGGGGTGTCCTCGGGGGTGATGCGCGACACGACGTCGGACAGTTCCTCGCGGTTGCCGACGGCAGACGTGGACTGGAAGGTATTCGTGACAATAGCCATGGTATTTTGCTCGCTTCGAGAAGATTAGTCGAAGTCGATCAGGACGGCGTCCTTGATCGAGCCGGTTTGAGACAACCGACGCATGGCCTTGGCATTGTTCTGGGCGTTGCCGGCCACGGCCGGGCGCTTCGGTGCGGCCGTGACGGGCGGCACGTTGGCGACCTTGGTGGCGGCGGTCTTGCGAGCCTTGTCGGCCTCCATGCCCTTTTTCGCCCAGTAGGCGAGGGCAAAGACACGGTGGTCGAGCACGCCGCGGATGTCGTCGGGGGTGAACCCGATCTCGGTCGCGGCTTCGGTGGCGGCCTGGAAGAACGCCCGGCGGGTGTCCTCCTTGGTCGTCTCCGGGAAGGCCCGGGCCAGCGCCTCGTTCTCGCGGGCGACAGCGCGCTGCTGCTCCGCCTCGTCGATCTCGGCCTTGACCTTGGTCGGCTCGCCGGTCATGGCGAGAAGCTGCTCGATCTGAAGCGCGGCGGCTTCATGGATCGCCTTCTCGCGGACGTAGCGGGCCGGGTCGGACTGGGCGAGTTCGATGGACGGCATGGGCGGCACGCTCTGGTCCACGAGGGCGGCGAACGCCTGGACAGTGCGGTTCATGCGGTCGGCTTGCGCAGTGAGGGAGTTGCGAAGGTTCGCGACCTCCTGCGCCTTGCGCGTATAGTCGGACTGGCGGAGATAGCCGTTGCGAAGCTCGGCGACGGTCGTTTCCGAGCCATCGGGAAGCTTCACCTTGGCGGTGTCGGCGGCAGCGGCGGCGGGTTCCTCGGCGGCCTTCTCGGCCTCCTCGGCTTGTCCGTCGGTCTCGGCCGGCGTCTCGTCGTCCGTCGTCTCCTCCGAAGCGGTTTCGGCGGGGTCGGCCTCGGCTTCGGTGTCCTCGGAAGGGTCGAAGTCGGGGGCGAGCGCCGAATAGTCGTCGTCGTCGGAAATCAGGGGTGCGTTATCGGTCCCGGCGTCGGCCGAGGTGTCGGTTTCGCGGATCGTCATGGGTTGCCTTCAGTTGCCGCCGGTGCTCAGGGCAGGGCGGATTTTCGCGGCGACGTGTCCTGAAGCGCCTGCCTCAGGGTGTGCCGGAAAGCTCGGATCGCGCGCACTTCGGCCGCAGCCGCGGCGCGCATGTCGTGGTCGGTCATCTCGGCGTAGACGCAGCGGTCGATCGCCGCGCGCTCCAGGTCGCCGAGGATGGTCTCGGTCAGCGGGTTGTCGAGGATCGACTGGGCCAGCGCCGCGCGCTCATTCGGGGTCATCGTCGCCTCACGCCGCAAACAGGATGGACAGGATCGCCGCCTCGTCGCGACGACGGCGCCAGCGCTTCAGCCGGGCGGCCTCTTCGCGGGCGAGGGCCTCCAGCAGCATCGCCACCTCGGCCGGGTCGAAGGTGGCCACCGCACGCTGGTTCAGCGTCTTGGCCACCGCCGCTATCGCCGGCGCCATCTCGCGGCCGAGATAGGGGTCGGACACCGCCACCGCGTCGAGCGTCTCGGCGACCGCCTCCAGGGCGGCGGCCTTCTTCTTCGGCTTCGGCGGCAGCGCGCGCAGCTTCTCGGCCGCCTCGGCGATCAGCCGGGTGTACATCGACCGCTTGGCGAGGCCCGCCGTGGCCGCCGCGCGCCGCCAGCCGGCATCGTCGCCCCGTTGGCGCGGGCGGCCGCTGTCGAGCACGCAGTCGTCGAGCGTGACGGCGAGGGTGCCGACCGTGGCCGAGGTCGTCAGCGTGCCGGTCGCCGCCAACGTGGCCGCATCGAGGGTGACCGAGGCCGAGCCAGCGATGGCGAGCCGGGCCGTCGCAGCCAGCGTCGCCTGATCGAGCGTGACCGCCGCGCTGCCGCGGATCGGCAGGGTGCCGGTGGCCGCCACGGTCGCCGCGTCGAGCGTGACCGACAGCGACCCGGTGCCGCTGGCCGCGCCCTGTGCGCCGGTGGCGGCGAGCGTTGCCGCGTCCAGGGTGGTCGACAGCGCGCCGACGATTGGCAGCGTGCCCGTCGCCGCGAGGGTGGCTGCGTCGAGCGTCGCCGCCAGGCTGCCGGCGATGGCGAGCTTGCCGGTGGCGGCGAGCGTTGCCGCGTCGAGCGTGACCGAGGCATTGCCGGCGATGGCCAGCGCGCCCGTCGCGGCCAGCGTGGCGGCGTCGAGGGTGACGGACAGCGACCCGGTGATGCCGCCACCGCCGCCCGAGGAGACCTCGACGACCTCACCGACGATGCCGATGGCGTTGACGTTGCCGGTCGTCCACGAGACCGTGGCATTCCACGGCGTCGTGTTGTCGTAGGCGACTTCCTGCGTCCCGTTGTTGGTCTGCTCGATGAGTTCGGTGAAGCCGGTGGGCGGCGTGACGCCGTTGGCCGCCGCCGAGATGAACTGCGCCATCACCAGCGACGCCGGGGTCGCGCCGAGGGTGATCGAGGGGTCGCCGGCGGCGTTGCCGTTCGAGCCGAAGTTGGTGCAGGACGGCACCATGCCGGCGCCGATCGTGTAGCTCTCGACGGCGATCATCGTCACCACGAGGCTTTCGGTGTGGCCTCCCGTGACGGTGATCGTCGAACCGTTGGAAATCGCCCAGAACCATTGACCGGCGACACGCGGGTTGGAGCCGGCGTCGTAAGTCTGGGCGTTGAAGAACTTGGTCCAGGTGTGCGAGCCGGTGTCCGAAATGGTGAAGTCGGAGCCGGAGTAGGCGGTGGTATTCTTGCGGCCGGCGAGAAAGACGTGGATCACGTCGCCGGCGGGGACCGTGAAGGAGGCCGTCGTGGTCGATGCGCCGGCCGTATAGCCTACGGCGCGGTGCGTCGGGTTCCCGAGGGCCATAGGTCAGACCGCCTTACGCGTTGCCGTCGGTGAGCGTGAAGCCGTTGATCGAGAACGACTGGCCGGCGGTGAACGAGACGCTGTCGACGATCATCTCGGCGGCCGAGGTGCCGACGGTGCCCTGGATGTGGCAGGTGGTGCCGGTGCTGTCGTGGATGCGGAAGTGCGCGGCGGTGCCGGTGGCGTCGGCGCTCGCATCCGTCCACGGCCCGCCGGCGATCGCCTTGGCGCCGGCCGAGGCGGCGGCGAGCCAGTCGGACGGCAGCGTGATCGTCGCCAGCACCGTGCCCGAGTTGGCGGCGGCGCAGTTGGCCGGCGCGGCGCCGGTGCGGATGGTGAGGATCGGCGCGGTGCCGGTCGTGGTCTCGATGGCGTCGAGACGCGCGTTGCGCACGTTGGTCGAGAACTGCATGTCAGGCTCCGGTTTCGATGGTGTCGATGTCGCCGTTGGCGTCGCGGACGACGCGGCCGGTGCGGCCGTCGCCGAAGTCGATACCGGCAATTTCGCCGTCCGGCCCGCGGACGAGCTTCTTCGGCCGGCTGGCGGCTTCCTGCTGCTGCTGGAACATCGCCATCAGTTGCTGAAGGGCGCCGGTCACCTCGCCGTGGCGGGCGTCGCCGTCGGCCTTGGCCTTGTCGGCGGCCTCCTTCGGCGCGGCGAGCTTGGCCGTCTCGGTCTGCGACTTCAGCCGCAGTTCCATCAGCTTCAGTTCCCGCTCCTGGGCCAGCTTCTCGCGCTCGAAGTCGAGCTTCAGCGCCTCCAGGCGGGCCTCGGCGTCCATCTCGGCCCGCTTGACCATGATGTCGGCCTGCATCTGCGCCTGCTCCTTGGCGGTCGACGCCTGCATCTTGGCC